GTGATCTAACATTTGATGCCAGGCTAGGAAACACACTTTCGGCATCGGTAGCAGACTTCCACGATGACGGAACAAACATTCCCTATAGCGGGGTGGGCATATCGTTTCAAGCTGATCAGGTTGTGAACCGCGCGAGCGTAACTATTTTGGGTTCTAATAATCCGCAGGTTGCCGATGATGCAGCCAGCCAGGCCCAATACTTTATTCAAAACCAGTCAATCACTAACAGCCTTTTGCATGATGACACAGCCGCGTTAAGCCTGGCTAACTATCTTTTGGAACCGCAGCCAATCGCCCGTTATACAAGCGTTCAGACCGCGTTTGTGTCGCTTACTGATGCGCAGCGAGACACCGTAGCCATTATTGATATTGGGCAAACAATCACTATAGAAAAAACATTTACAAGCGGCGCGGGCACAACTGAGTTAGCGCAAGAACTAGCTGTTGAAGGTGTCGAGCACAACATCACCAATTCGTTTGGTCACTCAATCGCGCTATTTACTTCGCCAACCGTCATTGTTTTTGAGCTAATTTTAGATGATGCGCTTTATGGTGTCATCGCCCCATCAGACAATGTTTTAGGGTAATCTAAAATCACTATGACTACACCCTTCCCATTTGTTGCCGCGCAAGTCTTGACCGCAAACGAACTTAATTCAATAACAAATCTACCTTCATCAACTAAGACCGCTAACTATGTTTTAACGATTGCTAACGCGGGCGCGCGTGTCCTAATGAACGCGGCTGGTAGCACAACGATCACAGCTAACACATCAATTTTTAGTGCAGGCGATATTGTCGAATTATCTAATATTGGCGCAGGTGTTTGTACGGTCACGGCGGGAACAGCGACAGTTTCGAGTGCTGGCCCGTTAGCTATTCCCCAATATGGCGGGGGGCGTTTGGTGTTTACTTCGGCTAGCGCAGCGATCTACTTCCCGTCAGCGGTCACGGTTGCAGCACCAGCGGCAGCTGGTCTAAGTTTTATTTCGGCGGGTACTGTTTCGGCTGGCGCAAGCATTTCTATTCTTAATGCGTTTAGCACTACCTACGATTTTTATAGTATGCGGTTTAGCAATTTTCAAACCGCTAACGATAATACAGAGTTGTTAATCAATTTAGGGTCAAGCGGTACCGCTGATGTTGGCGCAAATTATAATTGGCGAGGTTTTGCGGCAAGTACAACAATTTCGGCGGTTGGTAGCGGTCTGAATAAAACATTTTATAAGGCTAGTGAAAACTTAGGAACAACTAAAAACAGTTTATTTCTAGAATTGTCTAGCCCGTTTTTGGCTAGCCCAACATATTTTACAGCGCGTGGCATAGGAAACTATAGCGGCGGCATGGCAGCGTTTGGTTTAGATTGTAAGTTAGACACGGCTACAAGTTATACCGACATTTTTTTCTCAAGTAATTCAGGCAATATCGGCCCGTTTACATACGCGTTATTTGGTTACGCCAAAAACTAGGACACTATGACAACACCACAAATGATTATTCACAATGTTTTGACGGGCGAAACTATTACCCGCGATTTTACAGCCACCGAAATAGCACGGGCTAAAGCACAACAGACTGTTAACAAAATTGAAGCTGATCAAGCCGCCGCCGATGCAATAGTGCGCGCGACAGCTCGACAGGCATTGCTAGACAAAATAGGTATTACAGCCGATGAAGCGCAACTACTACTGGGTTAGTTGTAATGAGTAAAGCAAAACGGCAGATTGGCGATCAAAGCACTAAAGGCGCCGCACTAGGTTTATGTGTCTATGGCATGGTTAAACAAAACTTTGACCCGATGCTAATAGCGTTAATCGTGCCACTAATTAGCACCGTGTTTGCTTGGGTGTCCACAAAAATTGGCGACCCAAATTTAGCTTGTTTGTTTATTGACAAAGACAAGGCGTGAAACCGTACACAGTTAACGCCGCGCCAGTAGTTAAAGGGCCGTTGCCAGGAATGAATCATTGGGTCATTCGCGCAATCCGTCATTCGGGCGGTTCGCTTTACAATAACGGAACTTTTGTTTTGCGCGAAGTTAGGGGCAAGCCTGGCATTATCAGCAATCATTCAAAAGGTTTGGCGGTTGATTTGTCATATCGCAATATGCACAACGGGCGAAAAAAATCTTTAGCGTTCATGGTCAAACTTTTAGAAAATGCTGACACGCTCGGGATAGAACTTGTGATTGATTATTCACTTAATAGGTCGTGGAAATGTGATCGCGCCACATGGAAGCCAGGTTCGTTTACAGCTGGGGATTGGTGGCATGTCGAAATCAACGCCGCTACAGCAAACAGCCGAGAACTAGCCAAACAGGCATGGGATAAGGTGTTTGGGGTAATCCCCCAAATCACTAAACCGATCTAGTAATTTTGTTCTTGACCGAGAAAGTCGAGGGCAACAATGCCAATCATCAAATTAGTTATCGCGTTTGCGTTATTCACTATCGGGTACGCGGGAAACATCCTGGTAGGTGACTTACCGCTAGAACCAAACCCGCCCGCCACAGCCCGCTACGGGCCTTCAGGGTCGTTTATAGGCCAGCAAAAAGAAATCTACCTATACATAGCCCCAACGACCACAACCACGATTCTTGAGCCTGTTTACCGTCACGGCGAATGTGACTGGCTACCAGCTATGGCTTTGCGCGCTGGGTGGCGGGTCGAGCATTTAGGCACGCTCAAAAAAATATCCATGCGCGAATCAGGCTGTTGCCCGAACAGGCGCGGCGGTGACATGGTAGACAAAAACTGCAATATCACAGGCGTTAGCGAATGGAACCACAGATCAGATACAGGAAATCTGCAATTAAATTCAATAAATTTTGACATTAAACGAAACCCTTACGCCCCAATCTGTTTAGAAATGGGCATATGCACACAGGAACCTTTACTTGATGCGTTCACAAATCTTCAGGCTGGGTTAGTGCTGTTTAATTATTGGCAACGGGTCGCGGGCAACGGTTGGATTCCCTGGGATATATGCAACAGAACCAAAACATGCGGATAGACCTAAAGAAACTAAAACCAGGCTGGTTTGCGTTGGGAATAGGTGCATACCTATACACCCTTCGGCTACTGTGCATGTTTATATTAGATTAACCAAAACAACAGAAAGAAAAAAATGAGCCGAGACATGAACAAACCAAATTACGACTACCTGAACAGCCCGCTTTATTTTAAATTACTGGGGGAGCAGCTCAGCAAAATGCAGCCGCCAATCACAGAAAACATTGTCAAAAATTTGGAAGATTGGGTTCTCGAATATGCGTTCGCTGACGGAAATTTAATTAGTGATCTGAAGCGCGCAATCATTGAAATCAAATATCAGAACCACATCATCAGCGAGCTTCGAGCGCAAGTAGAAAAATTAGAAGCTGATGGTCAAATGATGTCAGATAGGTTGCGCCGTGAGAATAATTAACAACGAAAAAAATCAGGCCGTGATTCAGTTAACTACCGACATGATTGCACAAGTTCATTCACAGGTTGCGGTCACAATGCAGGCAGGAAGTTTCGGGGTTCCTATTGCAGGCAAGAAGCACGATAATTTGTTTGTTGGCTATTGCGGTGAAATTGCGGTAGCAGAATATCTTGATGTTCCCTGGGAATCGGAATATATACAGAACAGGGCGAAGCAGGGCGATGTTATGGGCTACCAGGTTAAAACAACTTTACGCAATGACGGCAAATTGTTAACAAACCCAAACAAAAACATTCACGGCGGCGCGATGCCAGCGGGAATATATATTTTGGTTACTTTAGATTTAAGCCAACAGCTGGCAACCATTCGAGGGTGGGAAGATTCGCGGAATTTGTGGACAGCTGAGCTGTGGAACGCTGACATGCCTACCCCGTGTTTTGCGCAAGATCAAGAACACTTAAACCCGATGAAACATTTACCCGACACGCCACAAATGAAATCATATAAAGCAAGTTGGGCATCATGAGAAGAAGTTATGACCCGAGCTACGGTAGCCGCCAACAGTTGAAAGACTGTCACGAACACGGAATGATTGTCGCGCGTGAACGCGACAAATTAAAAGCAGAAAACGCAAAGTTAAAAGAATTGGTTGAAAAGATTGTTAAAGAGATATCAGAATGTGAAGATGATCATTGTTTTTTACATTGGGAACGAATTAACCATGAAGTAAGCGAGACATCATGACAGAATTCAACGAAGCACAAAGCACAAACCTTTACTTGATAGATCAACTAGTGTTAGCGCGCAAACGAATCGAAGTTCTTGAAGCGCACATTGAAACACTTGTGCAACACATTGAAACACTTGCGCAAGACTTAAAACAAAGTTCACAACTACTTAACGCGTGTGTGGCGTACATGTCATGAGCGCATTCAACCTGGGCGATTATGTTGATGTACCTACAAGGCTTGCTGAAGCGTTAAAGCGTTGGCCCAATCTTCGAATACAGGAAACAAAACCAATCATTGTCGTAGTTGACAATCAACAGTATGTTGAAATTAGTTGTACGGTTTGGCGCGATGAAACAGACTTACTGCCAATGATCGCTTATTGCTGGGAACCGATACCAGGCCGCACCCCGTACACCAAAGGGTCAGAAATGATGAACGCAAGCACGAGCTGCCTAGGACGGGCGCTCGGCTTTCTTGGCATGGGCATAGGTAAAAGCATTGCTTCGCGTAACGAAGTGCAGGCCCGCCAACCATCACCAATAGCTGTAGGTCGTGCCCGTAATCGTTATCGGTATGTCAACGGTATGTCAATTCTGTAGCGACTCAATGACCTGCGATGCTTCTTGCTTGCTTAACGCTTCAATGCTTGAGTATTCATTCTTCAATAGTTTGTTTATGTATGGCATGAGCTCGGCTGTGCCAATCTTTTTCTCGAATGCCAACGCTCGAATCATGCCGCGCTGTTTAGGTGAAACATACTGTTTGGTGTCGGTTGTGTCACCGAATGGTTGTTCTAGATCATCGCGCATCGGTACTACTACAGCGATTGGTGATGGTTGGCGGGCTTGTACTTCGTTACGCGATGCGATGCTTTTACCTATCCCCATTCCTAAGAATCCGAGCGCGCGGCCTAAACAGCTTGTGCTGGCGTTCATCATCTCGCTTCCTTTTGTGTACGGGGTGCGGCCTGGTATCGGTTCCCAACAGTAAGCGACCATTGGCAACACATCATCTACATCGCGCCAAACGGTACAACTAATCTCTACATACTGTTGATTATCAACCGTGACAATTATTGGTTTTGTTTCCTGTATTCGAAGATTAGGCCATCGCTTTAATGCTTCAGCTAATCGGGTTGGTACATCTACATAATCGCCCAGGTTAAACGCGCTCATGATTTGATTGCCTTTGATGTAACAACAGTTGTTAAATCATCAACCATTTTTCTAAAATTATTTATAAATTTTTAAGTCCAAATAATATTTTATATGAAACAAATAATTTAATACAGTTTTGTAAAGAAAATAAATTACAGACGGCTCATATAACAAGGCTTTGGAACGGAAAAATAAATCAATTAAAAGGTTGGAAAAAATATGAATAAAGTCTATCTTTACGGAAAAACAGATTCGTCTTGGCTACCCGCCATGCTTCCGCGCATTATGCAAGGTTTTTGGGAAAATGATTATTTAATAGCAGATAACCCAGAAGATGCAGAATTTTTATACGTTAACGATCCAGATGGATATAAAGATTTTTTGGAGTCCGCCGACAAATATCCCAACAAAGTAAAAATTGTTAATATTTTGGATTTGCCAGATTTCCTGCCTGACTTTCCAGAAATTTTAGAACGATACAAAAAAGTTATAGATAAAGCCGATATTGTAACAAGTATTTCTGAATTTGTGTCCGGGCAGATTAAAAAATATTATAATATTGATTCCCCGGTGATATATCAACCAGCTAAAAATGTTAAAGTTTCAGAAGTTACCTTACAAGAATCAAATAATAAATTAAAATTTTTGTATGTCGGGCGGGCTAGTTCGCCTAACAAAAGATTTGATCTAGTAATTGATTTGATGGAAAAATATTATAGCTCAGGAAAAGAGATTTTTGGGTGCCAATTTAATTCTTTTCTGGCCGGGGTGGAATCACCGTGTAAGATTTCTACCTCACAGGGTCTATAGAATTTAGGATCAATTTTAATTAAAATTTTACCATCTAATGTCTCAAAGGTTTCATTTTCTGGCGGGACAATGCTCCCTACATTCCCTCTAAATGCCCATTTTCCCTCGATTCCAGATTGCTTAAAAGCTATTTCGATAAACTCACGAACCGAATGAGTTTCGTTTGAAGACAAAATATATTCTTTGGGTTTATCTTGGTTTAACATTTTCCATATTCCATCCACAAAATCCTCGCTGTCCGACCAATCTCTTTTTGCGTCTAAATTACCTAGACAAATAGGTTCAAATAATTTATTATTTTTTAAACTATGATAAATTCTAGCTACACCTTTAGTTATCTTTCTTGTTACAAATTCCTCCCCGCGTCTTAATCCTTCATGATTATATAAAATTGAGTGAATTGCATATAAATTATAACTCTCACGCCAAACCTTAGTTATAAATCTGGCCGCGCCTTTAGCGGCACCGTAGGGGCTGCGCGGGCGTATTGGGTGATTTAAGTCCTGCGGGGAATACTGAACGTCCCCCATTTCTTCGCTAGACCCGGCGGAATAAAATCTACAATTAGGAGTATATTTTCTAATTGCTTCTAAACATCTTAAAACCCCCATTGCGGTAACATCAAAAGTTTGTTCAGGAATTTGCCAGCTAGACCCAACAAAGGATTGGGCAGCAAAATTAATAAAATAATCCGGCTGGATTTCTTTTACTAAATTATTTATAGATTGACTATCAGATAAATCTCCTACGACCAATTTAAATCTATCGTTTTTTAATGCTTCTGTCAAATTAGAATAATCAGGTTTGGAAGAACGCCGGATCATACCAAAAATTAAATGATTGGTATTTTTTAACAAATAATCGGTCATATTAGACCCGTCCATCCCTGAAACCCCGGACACGAGGACTTTTTTAATATTATTATCCATATTTTATATTT